GCGAATAAAATCGCCAAAGAGACTCGTCGTGGTAAGGGTAACTTCGTCATCTGTTCGTCAGATGTCGCTACTGCTCTGTCCGCTGCGGACATCCTAGACTACACACCAGCTCTGAACTCAAAGCTGATGGTCGATGACACTGGTAACTTGTTTGCCGGTACAATTCTCGGACGCATCAAGGTCTATGTTGACCCATATGCTGGCCTGAATTACATCACCGTTGGTTACCGTGGATCGAATTCGTTCGACTCCGGAATGTTCTTCGCTCCATATGTACCTCTAACGATGTACCGTGCGCAAGACCCTGAGACGTTCCAGCCTATGATCGGCTTCAAGACCCGTTACGGTCTTATCGCCAACCCATTCGCTGAAGCTGCTCCGGTATCGGGAGTTGGTACTAACCGTTCTAACGCCTTCTACCGCATCTTCCGCGTTGATGGCATTCTACAATAAGGTCGAAAGACTTTATGCAAATGAGGGGCAGGCTTTCGGGCCTGCCCTTTTTTGTGCGTATAAATAGTACATAGAGGTATTCTTATGACTTGTCAATACAATGATTTCCTAACGGCCACAGGGTTCGCACTGACTATCGAAGGTGAGTCCGGAATCACTGCTGCCGTCCAATCATTCACACATCCGACAGTCAGCACCCAGAATGCCATACAGTCCTCTCCAAGACGAGACATTCCAGTGCCGGGTGACAAACTCGTATATGATGCGCTCAACGTAGTCATCATCCTGAATGCCGATATGGGATCATACAAGGCTGTATATGATTGGTTGGAAAGTTGTGTCGAGAACGTAGACGGGAATGAAAAAGACGTCCATCTCCACATCATGTCCAGTACCAACAATGCCGGGCCGGTCATCACATATGAAAATGCGTTTCCAATTGATGTCGGAGCCATTAGCTTTGCCACCACAGATCAGGGAGACAGCTACATCACCGTAGACGCGACATTCGCATACACTCGTTATCAAATATCTTAAGGATTATATCATGACAAATATCACTATTGAGTACGTACTTTCCGAATGGGCCAAAGATGCACCAATCGATGAATTCCATCTCGACAAGGCTTCTACCGGAACCGCCTTACTGCATTCCAAATATCTTCAAATGTATAGCATATCCAAATTGGCATTGAAGCGAGCCGAGATGAAGATGGATCGAACTAAAAAGAACAAGAAGCTCTGGTTCGACGGAAAGCTATCCAAGGACGAGATCGATAAACTCGGTTGGGTTGATGATCCATTCGATGGATTGTCTGTCCTGAAATCAGAATATGAATATTGGTATTCTGCTGACAAAGACCTTCAGAAATTAGTAGACGATATTGAGATTTTGAAAATCACAAGAGATGCACTCAAGGATATCATGGACACGATCAAGTATCGCTCACATACGATCAAGAATGTTATTGACTGGCGCAAATTCATGGAAGGCAGCTAATCTAGGTGACCACAATTGTTCTTCATAAAAAGAACGAACGAATATTAAAAGTTGAAGCTGATCCTGAAATTCTTATGGAGATGCAAGAAGCTTTTGCATTCTTCGCCAAGGGATATAAGTTCCACCCATCATTCAGAAATCGATACTGGGATGGCCGCATCCGGCTGCTTGATCTACAGACAAACGAAATCCCATCGGGACTATTCGAAGAGATCAAAGCATTTGCTGATGAGTCTGGCTACGATGTCGAGATCAAACATGATTCGTATTACGGATATGCCGGGGCAACTCAGGCAATGGAGCTGTATGAATTTGAAGAATTTGTAAATGGCCTTGACATTAGAGATGAAACTGGCGGTAAAATTGAACCGTATGATTATCAGGTAAACGCCGCATGGAGTGCGGTGAATAAACGAGGTGGGTTGTTCTTATCTCCGACTGCTTCAGGTAAGAGTCTGATCATCTATATCGTCATGAGATGGTATCTAGAAAATCGAGATGATAATGCCCTGATCATCGTTCCTACAACCATGCTGCTCAACCAAATGTATAACGACTTCGACGCATATTCCGCTCATGATGATGAATGGAATGCGGTTGATCATGTGCATAGAATTGTGCCGGGAGCCGACAAAGCTGTAAGGGGAAAGCGTGTCACCATTTCATGCTGGCAGTCCCTCTATAAACAGCCTCGAAACTTCTTTCAAAATTTCAAATTAATAGTAGGCGACGAAGCACATAACTGTCAGGCAAAATCACTGACCGGTATGCTTGGAAAATGTACAGAAACCGAATTCCTGATTGGAACAACCGGAACCCTTGACGGCACCAAAGTTCACAAGATGACCCTGATGGGATATTTCGGTTCTGTTGTGAACGTAACCAAGACCAAGAAGCTTATGGCCGAAGGTCGAGTATCTCAGATGAAGGCATTGGTCGTCATGTTGAAATACTCGGACGAAGATCGTAGAGGCTTTCCTAAAAAATCATGGAATGAAGAGATATCATTCATTGAAAATAATCTCAGACGTAACAGGTTCGTCCGTAACTTGGCCTTGGCACAGGACGGAACCACATTGGTTCTTTTTGAGCATATCGCTCATGGGAAAGAACTGTTCGAGATGATCAATGCTAAATCGCATAGCAAACAGAATGTTTATTATGTTGACGGATCGGTCAAGCCTGATGAGAAGGAAGCCATTCGTAAAGCCGGTGACAGTGAGAAAGGATGCATCATTGTTGCGTCCTACAAAACATTCTCTACCGGGATCAATATCAAAAATATCAGGGCAGTGATTACGGCATCCCCTATCGGGAAATCGGTTGTACGAGTCCTGCAATCTATCGGACGAGGATTGCGAGTGTCGGCAGATGGTCGTGAGTTTATATGGTATGATTTGGTTGATGACCTACACTGGAAATCTAAAAAGAATTACTGCCTCATCCATGCGGCAGATCGCATTAAAATTTACGCCACCGAACATTTCAAATATCAAATAGTGGAAGCGAAAATCACATGACACCTTTCAACGAAAAAAACATTAAACAAATCCGATTAAGTTGCGGTGCCTCACTCATTGGATACGTCATCAAGATCGATGATGAACGGGGACAGTTTCATCTTGAGAAGCCATACCTCATCCTACCATTGATCGATGTCCATGAAGGCATGCCGGTTATGGGAAAGATATTCCTTCGACCATTTATGGAGATGACCGATAATAATGTGGTCCCCATTGCAATGCATGCTATTGTTTCTGTCCACGAGGCTTCCCATCAAGGAAAGGCTCAGTACCTTCAGGAATGCTTTTCAGATAAACGATCAGGATCGCTAGCTGATACCATCATCACACCAAAGCTCTTTTACGAGAACCCTACTCCACCAGAAACAAAAAAGACCCCTCCTGTTAAGGAAAGGTCGCATCTTACGCTTGTTGTCAATAATGACGATTAGGGTGGCGGTGCCACATTAGCTTCGCTAACTCTTTTATTTTTCATATTCTATATGTAAAGGGTGGAGTAAGGATTCTAAAGGGGTCTTTAAGGGAATCTATAAGATATTATACCACACTTTTTTAATCTGTCAATTCATTTATCATTAAACTTCTGTAAGAATGATACATGTTGTTGACAAATCATATATAATGTGGTATATAGTACGTATTCCCAAAAACAATAACAACATGTGGGGTACCATACTTTGGCCAGAATTAGAAGAGCGCCGGAACATTACGTCAACAACAGATTATTCTCAGAGGCATGCGACGAATACGTCCAGACCAGCCGAGTTGCCGTAGATGCCGGAAAAGACAAACCAGAAATTCCAGCATACATCGTAAGCAGCTTCATGAAAATATCTGAAGGGCTATCGCACAAGGACAACTTCATCAATTATACCTATCGAGATGATATGGTGATGGATGGAGTTGAAAATTGTTTACGTGCCCTTGGCAACTACACTATAACAGCCGAGACACGATCTGGCAAGCCCAATGCCTTTGGATATTTCACCAAGACGTGCTTTAACGCCTTCCTCCGAAGAATCAAAAAGGAGAAGGCATACGGCAAGGTGAAGGATAAGCTCATCATTCGATCATCATTCGTGGGGATCGGTGAGGGTATTGTCAACACCCATGTAGATATCTATGGAGCGCCCGTGTACATCCCTCAAGACTCTAAGATGGTCAAGGATGCATATTACCGAGACGACGCCAACACCCCCAAATCCAATCCTAAGCCAACAGAAGCTGTTGAAGAGATTCCCACTAAAAACATCGAAGGGTATCTGGATAAATTTAAATCTGAAGAGTAGACATTATGAAGCTTGCCATCCTAAACGACACCCATTGTGGTGTTAGAAATTCAAGTGATATTTTTATAGACTATCAACGCCGATTTTACGAAGACGTATTCTTCCCAGAACTAAAGAGACGAGGTATCACCCACATAGTGCATTTGGGGGATTACTATGAGCATCGGAGATACATCAACTTCAAGGCGATGTCGGAAAACCGTAGTCATTTTCTGGACATGCTTCAGAAATATGATATCAAGATGAAGATCATTCCCGGCAACCATGACATCTATTATAAGAACTCCAATGAGTTGAACTCTCTGGTAGAGATTATGGGACACCATCCACAGGTTGAGATTATCGAACAGCCTACCGTGATATTCAATACCATCATGCTGGTGCCTTGGTTGAACAATAACAACTATCGCAAATTTCTGTCTGAGGTCGAGGCTACCCAAGTTCCATATTGCATGGGTCATTTCGAGTTCAAGGGTTTCGATATGCATCGGGGCCAGCCTTCATCATCAGGGATGAGCATTTCAAACTTCAGTCATTTTGATAAGGTCATGTCCGGACACTTCCATGCCAAGTCGTGCAAGCAGAACATTCACTACCTAGGTTCACAATTCGAATTCACATGGTCAGACGTCAATGACAATAAATATTTCCACATCTTCGACACTGAGACTGGGGAACTTGAGCCGGTTCGTAATCCGGACACGATGTTCCATCTAGTTATGTACAACGATAGGGATTATGATTACGATTCATATGACGTATCGATCCTTGATAATAAGTTTGTGCATGTGGTCGTCAGTGAGAAGCGACATGTGGACGTCTATAACAGATTCATTGATCGGATCGAAGCCCGCCCAATCCATGACCTAACCATCTCTGATCCAGTGGCTGTGTTCAAGGGTGAGAATGTTGATACCGATACCAAGTTCCTTGAGACGAAGGATATGATCAATGACTATGTGGACGTCACCCAAACCCATCTAGACAAAGCCGTACTCAAAGATCGACTGCAAGAGCTATACGTCCTTGCGCAGACCGAGGGAGATAAATCATGATCATTTTCGAACAGCTAACCTACAAGAACTTCCTAAGCACTGGGGAGTCTCCGACTATTATTCAGATGAATAAATCTCCATCGACATTGATTGTTGGAAAGAATGGTGCCGGGAAGTCAACCTTTCTTGACGCATTGAGCTTTGTGCTGTTCGGCAAGTCTCATAGAAATATCAACAAGCCGCAATTGGTCAACTCGGTAAACGGCAAGAAGCTGTTGGTGGATGTGTTCTTCTCTATCGGTAGCACTTCATATCAGGTAGTCAGAGGACTCAAGCCCAATGTGTTCGAGATATACAAAAACGGCGTCTTGGTTCCACAGCCAGCAAACGTACGAGATTATCAGGACCATCTAGAGAATAATATCCTCAAGCTGAACTATCGATCATTCCATCAGGTAGTTGTTCT